ACTTAACAGTGCAGTTGTCTATGTTACAAGATGTCGCCGATCTGCTTAACAACCTAGATGCCTATGGAGACTTCTGTGACCTTGTTGGAATGCTCTCTTTTATGTGTGTTCCAGACCTGCAGCGCATTATTGCTATGCTAATGGCGCTGTTTATTCTCGAGGTGCCAGAGTTAGATGGCTTGATTGGTCTACTCTCGTCTCTGGTCGTTCCTATCTTTGCTCCAATTTTAACATCAATTACTACTCTCTTGGATCAATTTGTAGCTCTCGTTACAAATCCTCTTGATTGTGTCGTAGATGCTATTAATCAACAGCTAAAGAAGTTAAATTTTGAAGCTGTTCGTGAGGCGAGAAGTAATCGCAGACATACACCAGATGCAGCCCCCAAGATACCTGCACTTACTAATGGCATCCAAGAGATGAAAAAGCAGATAGAGGATTCAATACAAAAGGTCCGTCGCAAGATGGACTTCTATATACAGCAGATTACAGCCATGTTGAACGAAATGGGCGGTGGGGATGCTGCTTTCTTAAAGGCTAAGCTTAATGTCTTGCAGATTGTTCGTATGATTGCTTTTGTCATTGCCATTATTAATGCTCTATCTAAAGGTCATGCAGCATGTTCGAATATAGGTAAGAATCCAGGTACTGCTGAGATTGACAATTTCTTCCAAAACTTTCTAAGCCCCCAATCTCCTTTCAACTTGTATGTAGGTGCTGATGGGCAAATTAAGATCGATGAGCAGATTCCTGACTTAGCCGATACTTTAGAGACCTTGAATCAATTCGGAAATGTGCTTCAATTTGGGGGAGAGTCTTTGCTAGATCCCACTGCAGCACAAAGCGTTGAGGAGATCGCTATTGCACTAACAACACCTGCACAACTGGTAACACCGTGCAAATTGGAAGCGACCGCCGGCAACGTGGAGAAAGTGAATGCATGGATGACGGAACTTAACCAAACATGAAAATCTTTGGCCTTGAAATCAATTGGAATTGGCGAGCGTCACCCGACCAGGTAGTCGTGCGTGCGGTCAAGCCTGATACGATTCCTGTTGCTCAAATTCCAACTGTTAAAATTGGTTCTCTCTCGTATGCTCAACAATTCAGTCAAGGGCGTGGACATTTCCAGTCTGCGGAATACGACCTGTCTGAAATTGGTAAGATAGAAGACACAGATGCCTTTGTGCGTCAATCCTTCAAAAAGAAAGAAGGCTTGATGTTTAAGGAAGGTTTTGGTCTTAAAGGCGCCGATAAGCGAACTATACGTTACTACAAGGCTCGTATGGCTCAGATTGCGCAAGCCTCTAACACTCCAACAGTTTTACTTCTAAAGCGTACAGCTCGCAGTTTAATCCGAACCTCTAACGCCTTTCTCATTAAGGTCCGTCTCCCTAAAGCTTCTGGCGGCAGGATTCGTGTCAACGCCGACGGCAAAAGACTGAAGCCTATTGCAGCTTATTTTCCAGCTGCTCCAGAGACCATGAGGGCAGATATCAATGCCAAAACTGGAAGAGTAGATCAATGGCGACAACTTCTGCCAAATGGACAATGGCAAGATTATAAGCCTGAGGATGTTGTCCATTTTGTCATTGATAAACGCGAAGGGTTTTTGTTCGGCGTTCCTACTATAATTCCTGTTATCGACGACATTAGAGCTTTGAGGCAGATTGAAGAGAATATTGAGTTGCTCCTGTATCAGTGTCTCTTTCCACTTTTCCACTACAAGGTTGGCACCGAGATGGCTCCTGCTGGCTATACAGAGGAAGGGGATAAAGAGGTTGATGCAGTAGAGGAACAGATTCGAATTATGCCGTCAGAGGGTGCTATTGTCACTCCAGAGCGTCACGAGATTACAGCGATTGGATCAGAAGGAAGAGCCCTTCGAGCAGAAGGTTATCTCACTCATTTCAAGAAGCGTGTTTTCGCTGGTCTTGGGGTGTCTTCTGTTGATATGGGCGATGGCGACACGACCAATAGGGCAACCGCCCAAACTCTTTCTCGTGCCATTATTGATTCAGTTAAAGCAATTCAAGATGATCTAGAAGCTCAATGGGACCAACTCGTAGTTAGTGAGTTGTTGCTAGAATCTACTCTGGGCGACGAGGTTCTCGAAGAAGAAAGCATGGTTCATTTACGATTTGCTGAGATTGATATCCAAAACAAGATAGAATTAGAGAAACATGCAATTGAGGTATTTGAGGCAAACGGAACTACTTATGATGAATTTCGTAGCGAGATGGCTAGAGAGCCTATCCCAATTCCTGAGGATCCAGAAGATCAGGATCCAGCTAAGTATCCGGAATGGATGCAAACTCACTGGAAACTATTCAAGGAGCCAGAGAACCTCATTCGTGCCGTGGATGAGCCCTACAGTATGGCAGCCCAGGCTGCTACTGAGATGAGAAGCCTTGCCCTCACTATGAAGCAGCAGAAGACTGCTGATCAGGAGGGCCAGAAGGCAGAGCAGAGAGCTGCTCAGGCCGATCGTGATACCCAGGTCGCAGTAGCTAAAGCGAGACCAGTTGCAAAGTCTACTAAGGACCACTATCTAGCTACTGCTTTTAACGACCTAGAATCTGAAACTGCCGATCGTATCAGAACCAGCATTTACAATAGAGGTATCATCGACAACGAATATATTCTATCGCTAGCTCGCGTCTGGGCGTCAGATACTGTAGATAAACTACATACAATTGCGGTGGCTGAGTTAATTCGTGGCTTTAACGATCAAACCAATATGCTAGCCGCCGACGCAGAGGTTCTTATTTCTACGGGTCGGAACGTATTGTATAGCCGTCTCAGTTTCAGAATCAACAAACTAGTTGAGAATACTGTGAACCTCGTTTCCCGCCGAGTTGACGAGAATCTGGGTGATGTTAAACTAGCGGAAGCGCAAGCTGATGTTTCTCGTGAGATGCATATTGCTTTCGACGCCACCAGATACCGTACCGATTTCATTTGGGATGTAGAAATTCGTAAGGCATATGCATTCGGGCGTGTATTAGGAATGAGGCATCTGGGCGAGTATGGTTTTGAGTTGGACGCTCATGCAAATAGTTGTGAACGTTGCCAAGCAGCAAATGGCAGGATTGTTCTTGCAACTAATGCTGATATCGAAGATGTACCACCGCTTCACCCAAACAGTAGGATGAAGTTTAAGGTTATTAGAAACGATCCTAATGCCATTGATGTTGCAGACGCGCTTGTTTCCGTGCCGCAACGTAAAAAAGGTAGTGCAGCTGTAACACAGACAGATCCAAGTATTGCAAAGCTTACAGCTGTCTGTCCTGATTGCGGCAACACTGCGACATGGCAGTTGAAAGCTGGTAATTTTCACTGCAAAAAATGTAATGCTACATTCGATGATCAAGTAGAGCAATGTATAACTGGAGAAGGGTAATTATGGCGAGCACAACAGATAAGGAACACCAACCATTTCAGATTGATGAGCGCCTCCCTGGTCCACAGAGACTAGAGGGTTATCCAGCTGTCGATATGCCAAATGAAGCTCTTCTGCAACAGACTGCGATCTGTCCCGAGTGTGGTATGACTGCTATTAAGCAACGCCGAGCGGTAGAGACCTATCATTGTCTGCGTTGCGACAAGGCATTCGATACTGAAGAGATGATTGATGTACGAGAAGGGGATTTGCGTTAATGGGTAATTTTGTTAAGTTCTACGACGCAGTTGGCCTAAGACCTCTTGAGATCAAGAAAGAGGTAAAGGATTTCTATGCCAATTTGAATAGTAGTCCTAACATGAAGGTCCAACCTCTTCGTGTCCGTATTGCAGCTACTCATGCTGGCAAGGTAACACGTAATAACGGCTTCTACCTTCCTCACAAGATGGTAAAGGGCGTTGCTTCTTTCACTGCACAGTATCCCAAGCCAATTCAAATACATCACCAGGATAAAGTAGATCCGATAGGTAGAGCAGTACAAGCAGCCTATATAGACCTCAGTAGAGGTTTCCGCGATTCCGTCTCTGATTCCTTTACGGTTTCCATGGCTGACGAACTGGATGATTTTGTAGCAGGCCGCCTAGATCACAAGGGTGCCTGCGAGTTCGCCACCAAGTTCTTCATTAATGATGCAGCTGTGAATGCTGATCCAGACTATGAGGGTCTTGGTTACATTGAGCTAATAGCAGAGATCACTGATGGCCTTGCTATCCAGAAGATTCTAGATGGACGCTATCTTACAGGTTCCACTGGAGCTACCACAAATAAGGCTGTCTGTTCTATTTGTAAACAAGATTGGGCTGAGGATGGCAAATGTGAGCACAAACCTGGCAGGGTATATGATTCTGCTAAATGTGTTCTAATTGCTGGCGACCTATCATATGACGAATACTCTTTTGTTAACAAACCTGCCGATAGACATTCACGTGTTATTGAAGTCAATATTAACGGAATTCAAGATTTTGTTACAATAGATGAAGAAGAAGTATATACACCGGAGATCACTTTGGTGGTCGATCAAAACAAACAATCCGAGGAGGATCTAAACATGACATTCAAGGAAGCACTCGAACTTGCACAAAAGCAGGATAGGTTCAAGGACATTGACACGCTTGTTGATGACGTAAAGCGTCTTGTTGACGCAGGAGAAGACTTGGACGAAGAGAAGCTGTGCCAGCTTCTTGATGAAGTTTATAAGCCTGCTGAAGAAGGTTCAGAAAGTGGTGAAGAGCAAGTTGCAGACGAAGCTGATAGCGATGCTGCCGCCACAACCACCGCCGAAGTAGCCCCTCTCGATGCAGAACAAGTAACTAAGCTGGTTCAGGATGCCGTTCAGGACGCCCTTGCACAGCAACAGCAAGTTGCTGACGAGAAGAAGGCTGAAGAAAAAGCTGCTTCTAAGGTTGAGGACAAGGTTCAGGAAGCTACTCAAGCATTGCAGAAAGAGAGGGATGAACTTCAGGCCAAGCTTAATGTGGCCCGTAAGGAGATCCGCTATCTTCATGCAGATATCGAGAACCTAACAGATAGTATGGCTAATTCCATTGAGGAAGCTCGTGAAGCACGAGTTCGCCATATCCTTGATTTGCGTACCCTTTCGGATGAAGAAGTTGATATTCAAGTGCTTTCCGATGAGTTGAAAACGAAGACTAGTGAAGACCTACAGAGAATGCTAGTAGATCTAGGTAGTAAAGTTGACACTCAGGAAATCGCTGATACTCTTAACTCTGGATTATCCAATAGTCCAGCTGGTACAGTTGACGATCCAACACAGACGCAAGATAACACTAAGAAAAGTCAAGAGGCAGCTGAGGGTACGGACGGCGAAGCTCAAGTAAATGACGATGTCATCCATGCCGTAAAGCTAAAGTGGCTTCAAATTCGTACTCATGAAGGACCAGAAGCTGCAGATAAGTTTATCGAGGATTGCAAAGCACAAAAGGTTATTCCTGCTGAATGGCCAGTAAAGGAAAACTTTCAAGGAGGAAAGGTCTAAATGTCTTTTGACTCTCTAAACAGGTACTCTGCTAATCACAAACCATGGGATCATGTTGGTAATATTATCCCAGATATCGAGCATTGTGAGGGTGAGCGTCCAGCTCACGAATTCCACCCAGCTGCATGGTTGCCAGTCCAGTTTTGGGACAAGCACTATGAGCAGTGGAATGTTATTATGCCAGGTAAGGCAGTCGCGCTAGACCCAGACGGTAATTTGATGCCGGCTCAGTATGGTCTAACAGGTGCAAGTGTTGTATATACCGCCAACGACGTTGTTGCAGGTACTATCGATATTGCCACTGGCGTTGCAGTTACCGCAGCCAAGACCGTTGTTCTCGCTGAGATTGACGGCACCAGAGATGCTACATGGACCGCAGCTAATGCTGGTACTACCGGCGTCGAGAGTGGTTTCTTGAACAGGTATGGTGTGGACTTCATTGATGGTACGATCAAGTATCCAATCGGTGTAGCACCATATGCATATTTACAGTGGGCAGGCGGCGACGGTTCTAACCCTTCTGAGTATGCTCGACATAACTACAATATGCAGCATCAGGTTGCAGTTCTCTGCGACTATGTTATTAAGCTGCCTCTGATTCCTCTGCAGGTAGCAGCGGAAACAGTAGACAAGACTGTAACTGCTTCACTTCTAGTAATCAGCACAGCTAATGTGCATACCAGAGCGTTCGCCCAGCAGGAAACCCAAGGTCGCTACAATGCGACTACTGGTTACATACCAGTATTGGCTGCCTATCCAGTTGTTGCTATTGCTCTGGCTGAAGTCAATGTCGCGACGAATACTGCTCGCACTTTGATCACGATGCAGAGCAGCAATACTGCCGATGATGTGTCTACCATTCTCGTTAACGAGGTATCCAGTCTATCTGCACTTACTGCAGCTGGCGACTTCTGGGTGGACTATCCAGTAGGCGTTGTTTTTATCTACAGCGCTGATGGAGCTACTCTCCCAACTGCTTTGTCAGGTGCAGCTGGTACCGTAAGTATTACTTACTACCACACTACCACTGATGCTGGCGTTGTTAGTAGATTCGCTTCCGTCGTTTCTCACACCACACCTCTAGTTCCTGGCGATTTTCTAGGAGTTGACGCTAACTCTAATCTCGTTAAGGCAACTACTGGAGCAGGTGGCGATACTTTTGGTGTTATCGGTCAGGTACTGGCAATCGACAGTAGCTTCCCGAAGGATGCACTTGATCGCGTGAGAACTGCTTACGATCCAGCCCTCAATACAGATGCTTCTGGTTCCATGGCTAACGCCGTGGCAGGAACAGCAGCCTTGAATCTGGGCCAAATGGATCAGATGCCTGGTTCTGCTACTGCAGGTTATCCAGATTCGATTCACTACGCTGGTGCAGCCGACACGATGGTTATCATCAATTTGATTGGTCGCTAATATACAACAGAACACATAGGAGGAAAGTTAAACATGGAATTCAATCTGAAAGACGCTTCCCACGAGGAATTCAGATGGTTATGGGACAACAACGGCAGTTTTGGGCCTGCCAAGGAAGACTGCGTCACCATTAAGGATGCACTAAGTGTTCCTAACGCTCCGCTCCTTTTCCCGAAGGTTATCTCTAATATCATAAAGGAAGCAGCCGAGCCTCTGTTGGTTGCTACCTCATTGCTGCAGCGTATCAATTACAGCTACGGCCAGACGATTACCTTCCCAGCGGTTGGCGCACTAGTTGCTGCCGATATCGGTGAAGGCCAGGAGTACCCAGAGAGAAGCCTCCAGATGGGTGGAGCAACCGTCACGGCTACCATCGGCAAGAGCGGTCTTGCTGTAAAGGTCACTGACGAAATGATCCGCTACAGCCAGTTCGACGTAATTGGCATGCACCTTCGTGCAGCTGGTAGGGCCCTTGCAAGGCACAAGGAAGTTAAGTGCTTCAATTACATCCGTTCGATGGGTGTAACTGCATTTGATAACTTGGCGCCAACCAATTCGGTCTTTGGTGTTACAACTGGTAGAGACATGCATGGCGCTGCTAATGGCTCTGTGACAATGGATGATATCTTTGATTCATTCGCACAGGTTATTACTCAGGGCTATATGCCGAATACTCTTCTGATGCATCCACTTACATGGACTATGTGGGTTAAGGACGCTCAGCTGAGGGCCTTCGTTCAGGCCAACGGCGGTGGCGTGTTCTTCGCTACTTGGACTGGTAACCCAGCAGGTCGCGCACCTTGGGACAACAGTGGCCAGGGTGGTCTTGGAACCGCTAGTGGACAGATGCTTCTTCCAGGTCAGACCTCAACCGGAGGCACTGCACCTCATGGTCAGGCTGGTAGCCAATTGCTCCAGTACCCACAGACGCTTAACAGTGGACCGGTAATGCCGAACTACATGAATGTTCCATTCCGTATCATTGTTAGTCCATTCGTACCATACGACCCACGTCGTAGACTGACGGACATCTATATGTTCGATAGCAACGAGCTTGGGGTTCTTATCGTAGACGAAGACATCATGACTGAAGAGTGGGATGACCCAAAGGTAGACATTAGAAAGATCAAGATGCGTGAGCGATATGCAATCGGTATCCTCAACGAGGGACAGGGCATCGCAGTTCTCCGTAACGTGCATGTTGTGGCGAATGAGATTACACTGCCAGCACAGTCTACAGTTAGTGTCTCTGGTAGTATTGCTCCAATCCCAGCAGGAACCGCTCTAAGTCTGTAATTTAGAGCAATTACATTGACAAAGATAGCTCTAGGGATCTAAAATGGTCTCTAGAGCTTTTCTTTTTTGTAACAGGAGATTTAAATGCAGATCAAGCTAAGTCAGTTAGGGCCACCAATGTGGTACTTGGGTGACCCAAAGAATATCCACGTTTCTCTCACCTTCGCCCAGCCGGGACCAGTAGAAGTTGATTTCGCCTCTCTTGCTCATGCAGAGCAGGCCAAAGTATTGGCTGGTGTACGTGATGGTCTACTAGAAAGTGATGTGACGTTTCAAGAGTTATATCGTCAGTGGGCTCATCATTTGCCAGCCGTCCTTCCCGAGGATGACAATCCACATCTCG